TTGGAAGGACTTTGCCTCAATTATTACCACTATCGGCAATATGTTTGGCATCACCGCCAAAAATGGAAAAGCCTCTGGTGGTGCTGTTCATGTCCTTGCAGAAGCCTTAAATTGGTTAGCTAAACAAAAATGGGCTATAAAAACCATTGCTGCTTCTCTGGTAACCATAGCAACCATTAAGCAACTGGATCATGTTGCTGGCAGCTTATTTTCAATTGGCAAGAAAGGCTATCATGCTTACAAAGATGTAAAAGCCTTAAGAGCTGGGCTAAAAGGGGTTCAAGATATCAAGAACTTCAGCAAGACCGAACAAGGTTTTGTAAGAATTGGTAGCGCAGCTCGTAGTGCTGCTAAATGGGCTCGTGGCTTATTCAGTGCTTCAAAAGGTGGCGCTGGTCCACTTAACGGCCTTCTGCAGTCCGCTCACTCTGCTGGTGGCTTCAAGAACTTAACTACAGCGGGCAAAATTGGCACTGGCTTAGCTGGTGCTGGTGTTGCTATTGATGCTGGCTCACAGTTCTTAAATGCTTACAAAGATCGCCATAATGCTGACAAGCGTAGTCAAGATATCGGTAAAGGTATTGGTGCTGGTATCGGCGGTGGAATCGGATTGTATTTCGGTGGCCCACTAGGTGCAGCGCTTGGAGCCAAAATTGGTGGCTTTATTGGTAAATGGGGTGGCGAAGGAGTTAACCAATTTACTAAAGGGTGGCAATCTCAAGGTAAAAAAGTAAAACCACAAAATTGGGTCCAGTGGCTAGGACTTCAAGCTCACAACAGTTTTAGTTTCTTTGCTGGATTAGGCAAAAAAGCAATTAATGGTATTGGCAAAGGAATTAATAGCTCTAAGCAATTTATCCAAAAGAACGGTAAAGAACTAGCTTTAACGTTTGCTGATCCGTGGGCTGGAATTCCTGCTTTGATTCTGAAAAATAATCCTAAGGCACGACAAGCCGTAAGTAAATTCGCTAAGGGCATACAAAATGGCTTTAAGGGCTTGGGTAAATGGCTTCATAACCTACCAGCTAACATGCACAAAGGCTGGAAACAGGGTGTTGAAAAGTCACACAAAGTGATGTCTAAGTTCTGGAAAGATACCAGCAAAGGCTGGAGAAATTTCTGGAAAGGCGTTAATAACAATCGTTATGTTAAGGCTTTTAAAAAAGGTGAATTTTTTCAAACTGCTGTAAAGGATATGAAGTCTCGCTGGAAGTCATTCAGCAAAGACTTCAGCAAGAAATGGAACTCAACTTGGAGAAGTGCTCAAAAACAAGGCACTAATTTCAAGAAAAAGTTTGGTAAAACGTGGAATTCTACTTGGAAAAGCGCAAGGTCTAAGTGGAATAGCTTCAAAAAGTTATTTAGCAAAGCTTGGTCAAATAATTGGAAAGCCATAAACTCCAATCGTTATGTTAGAGCTTTTAAGAAAGGTAAATTCTTCAGTACAGCTCTAAAGGACATGCGTTCACGTTGGAACTCATTTAAGGGCTGGCTGGGCAAAAATTGGAACAATTTCTGGAAGTCTACTAACAAATGGGCCAAGTCTTCATGGAATGGGACAGTCAAAAACTGGAACTCCATGTGGAACTCAATTAATAAAGGTTGGAATAGCTTCAAAGGCACCATGAATAGTGCTTGGAAAAACTTCTGGGGTGGCCTTGCTTCAATAGTCAAAGGCTGGGGCAAGACTATCAAGGATGACTTTACTGGGACAATTAACAACGTCATCGGTGGCGTCAACGACGTTATTCATGCCTTAGGCGGCGGTAAAAAGACTATTGATTTCTTGCACTTCGCTTCAGGTACTGACTGGAAACACAAGTATCCTATTCCTGCTATCTTAAATGATGGCACTGACAGCCCGCAAACACACAATCGTGAATCAATCATTCATGCTAATGGTGCGTGGGAGTTATTACCAGACAAGACTAATCTCAAGCGCTTTTTACTACCTGGTGATGAAGTGGTAAATGCTAGAGACACAGCTAAACTGTTTGGCAACGCTGTTCACTTTGCTAGTGGTTCATTACCTTACGGAATCAGCCTACCTAGCGTTAATTACTCTCAAATTGAAGAAAAGGCACTCAAACGGCTTCAACATATCAATGAGGAGCATTTACAGCTAGCTAAGAAAGAAGCTCGCAGAAAGCAAGCTAGAGACCATAAGAAGGACAGTGAGTCCAAAAAGAGTAAGAAAAAGCCATCAAAACATAAAAGTTTTACTGCTGATGTGAAAAAACGCAAAGGCTCTATTTTAGTTGACACAGGCTTACTCTATGATTCTAAAAAAGATACTGGTAAAGGCACCTACATAAACGAAAAGCTGTTCAAGCGTTTCATGTCTTACACTAAGGCTAAACCGATTAAAGTAAGCAGAAACAGCCGTATTCGTTACCATGATTTACCAACTAAACGACAAGGTAAATATTACCTAGTAGATTCAAAATGGCTCACAGGGGCTAAAAACAATACTGGTAAGCTTGAAAAACTGAATCGTGAAAGTTATCTAAAGCTTTTACAATTTACTAAAGCTGAACGTAAGTACAAGCTCCCTAAAAAGAAGCGTAAAGCTTCTTCCAGCCGTCGTAGAACGACAACTAGAAGAAGACAGTCATCAGGTTATTCGAGTAGGTCATACTCTACAAGGAGATACTCAACTAGAAGTTATTCAACGGGTGGTTATTCACGTGTTGGTGCTTCTGTTTCTGCTAGTGTAAGTGGATTGAAGAGTGTCCAGGCTTTGTCTAAGGCATTAAAAGGACTCAAGGGCACTCACAAAGTCAAAGTAAAAGCATCAGCAAGTGGTAGCAAGTCGATTACTAAGCTGACTAAAAGTATTAAAAAGGTAGCTGGCAAGCATAAGGTCAAATTGCAACTCACAGGTACTAAGACAGTATCTAAGCTAAGCAAGAATCTTAAAATACTTACTAGTCGTGTCAAGTCTAGTCGATCAGCTCTATCAAAGATTAGGACTAGCGCTAAACATGCTTCTAGCGGTCTTAAATCATTAGGAAGCCGTTCTAGTTCAACAGCTAAACACATTAAGGCGCTGTACAAAACTACTAAGAAGTCTAAATTTGGTTCTGCAATCGCTAAGCAAGCTGAAAAGGCCGTTAAGTCTCTCGAAGGCAAGGGCAATTTTGCCAAAGCCTTTAAGAAATTGGCTAACGAGACTAAGAAAACTCTTAGCAAGATGAAGTCTGAAACTGAAAAGACCTTCAAAGCTATGTGGAATACTTTGAAGAAGGATTCTTCAAATAGCGAGGGAAAGATTGACAGTGATCTAGGCAAATTCGGCAGTAAGTTCAAGCATCAATGGACCAGCATTCAAAGCGGCGTCAAGTCAGCATTTAGCAGATTCTGGTCTTCGATGAAAAGGACTGCTAGAGACGGGTTAAATGACGTTCTTGGCGTTCTCAATCAGGCTATTGGCAAGATTGATACCGTAGTTAGTCAATTCGGCGGTTCAAAGAACGCTGTTCACAAAGTGGCAAGACTAGCAACGGGTACTGGTGCTTTAGGTGGTGTAAGACGTCCAATTACGGCACCTACACTGGCTATCCTTAATGACGGCAATGACAGCCCTGAAACTGGTAATAAAGAAGCTATTTGGGACAGAAACACAGGTGATGTTGAAGTCGTTCCTGGTAGATTTACTCCTAGAATCCTTAAACCAGGTCAAGAAGTATTCAACGCAACCGAAACAGCTCTATTAGGCTATACACAGCCTCAGCATTTTGCTACAGGTACCGGTGCACTTAAAGAACTGTATCATATCGCTAAAAACAATTGGGAACACCCTCAAAAAACCGGACAAGCTCTATTTAGCTCTATAAATGGTCTTACTGGTGCAATTAATCAGTTAGCCCAAGGAGCTAAAAAAAAGGGCGAAAATCAAGGCGTTAAATGGTGGTCACAACTGTGGAAAATGGTTGATGACAAGGTCAATGATGGCGCTGGAAATGTATCCGGATTGCTTAAAGAAGCTATTAAGGTATCCAAGGGCAAGCCGTATGTTTGGGGTGCTAAAGGACCTGACGCTTTTGACTGTTCAGGCTTGGTTGAATATGCTGCTAGAAAACTTGGCATTAATTTATCCGCTCCTTCTGGCACTGAATATAGTCAAGTTGAACATATTCCTCGTTCAGAAGCGCGCATGAATGACTTGGTTTTCTACGGTGCTGGCGGTGGTGAACACGTAGGTATTGTTAGAGATAAAAATACTTATTGGTCAGCTCACTCACCGACATCACACCCTAATATTGGCTATGACAGCATCGATGCTGCACCTGCACATCCAATTCTTTTCGGCCGTATTCGTGGCTATCATTCTAAGAACGATAAATCTGGTGACGTTAAGGCGAATACTAAGTTGCAAAAGCAGATTAAAGACCAAGTAGGTTCAGGATTCTGGAAAACCATCCAGAAGATTGCTGACAAGTACGGCGATAATGGTATGGCAGCAGCATTTAAATTAGGCGGTTCAGTTGGAGCAAGAGCTAAAGCACTTGCAAAAGCAATTAAACAAGCCGTTCCAGGTGCTACTCGTAATGGACTTGCTGGGATTATCGGCTCATGGGAATTTGAATCTGGCGGTTTAAATCCAGCCGCAGTGAATCCTAATGGTGGAGCTAGTGGGCTAGGGCAGTGGTTAGGCTCACGTTTAACTAATTTAAAGGCTTACGCTAGACGACACCATAAATCATGGACCGATCCAGCTACGCAAATTAATTTTGCAGTTAACGGTGATGGCTCAGACAGTGCAACTTTTAAGAGAATTGCTAGAGGCCATGGTTCACCAGGCGAATTAGCCAACGAATTTTCACAAGAATGGGAACGTGGTGACTATGATGCGCAACACGTAGCCGCAGCTAAGCAAATCGTCGGCTGGTTAAAAGGCTATGCACGTGGTGGAATTGTATCTAAGCCTGAACTTGCTATGGTAGGTGAAGGCAATGCACCAGAATCAATAATTCCGTGGGATCCTAGTCAGAGATCTAGGGCTTACCAAATTATGCAAACAACGCTTGATAACTTCAAAGCTCAAGATGGCAATGCTCAGAAATACCAAAATCAAGCTCAGCAGGTTGTTGACTTAACTAAGACAAACGCTGAAATTCAAGCCATTAACGACAAATTTGATGAGGCACTAGCGGCTTTAGGTATTCTTACGTCACAAGATGAAGTGATTCAAGTTAACAGCTATCTTGATAAGACTAAGATTACTGAGGCTATTTATCATGTCATGAAGCGGATGAATATTAGATCTAATAGAAATTCGAGGTACAACATAAGTGGGCATTAATGATAATAGTGAGATTATTTTTCACAACCGAAGCTCAACTGACTTCGGTATTAAAGTTTTATTTCCTTTCAATCCATTGGCACCAGCGCCTAAAAAGCAAATGATGTCAATTCCAGGGCGTTCAGGTGACTGGGCTACTAACGACAGTACTTATAATTCGTCAGAAGCGCCTGTAAATGTGGTCATTCATTTACCTAGAAGATATGAGGACTGGGAGCAGCTGAAAAATGACATCGAAAATTGGCTATATGGTGATGAAGACTGGCTGAGATTTAGCAGAAATTCTGATTACTTATATAGAGCTCAGATAGTTACTGCTCCTACATTTACACCCGTTAATTTTGAAAGAACTAACGCGACATTCACATTTCACTTCCAACCATATAAATATGATGTCGATTCCATTCATTGGCAGGATTTTCCCAGAAACGGTACTGTATACAATCGTGAAAATATCGATGTAAAACCTGACTGGCATATTAATGGTAAAGGCAATTTTATGCTCAAGGTTAACGATGTACCGTATGAGTTTAATAACATTGATGGTGACATTTATTTAAAAGGCGACGAGGGAAATGCATATACCAACGATCCTACTGCCGCCTATTTAATTGATGGATTATTAAATGATCACATAAGACTAGCAAATAACACCGCACCTGTTCTGTACGCTGAGGGCAATGGTAGCAATTCAATTTCAATTGAACCTATGGACACTAATTCAACTTTAAATAAGGCTGAGTTTATTCCTAGATGGAGGCGATTAATTTAATGGTTGATACGGCAACAACTGAAGACACTGGTTATGCTATTGGATTAGATGCTGAACAATCGCCTTATCAAGATGTCATGCAATGTCCATTACTACTAGGGAACGCCGTAGATGACGCTAGTACTCAAGGTGAAGCAGCATTGTTTGACTATATCGAATGTAAAGTCACTTGGAACGCCAATCAAATTCCTACATTACAGTTAACGTATCCAGAAGATGGTAAATTCATTAAGTTAATTCAGGTTGAAAAGGTTATAGTTGGTGATATTAACAGAATTTTGACTCACCAAAAATTTAGAATCAATGAAGTGCTTAGAAGTGATCAAAATATTGTAGTGAATGCGACACACATTATCGGTGAGTACTTGGTCAATAATCCTATTAAAGGTTCAGAGCCAATTACAGGGGCTAATGTGACGGCTTCATGGTGCATAGGCGAGATTCTAGGGCACCTAGCTAAGCCAGTCCCAGAGCTTAACTATGATAGCAATGTGACCAAGGTGGCAAATGCTAATATTGATATTTCTAATACAAATGCTTTAAATGCATTGCTTGATGCTGACCAGATGGGTGATAAGCCAGGTAACTCAGTCCTCGCACAATATGGCGGGGACTTTTATTTTGACAACACAACCATTTATCATCGTGAAAATGCGGGCGAAGATAGAAATATTACTGTTAGATACGGTGAGAACATCCAAACATATTCCCAAGAAAAGACCATCAACGATATGTATGTTGGAATCTATGCATTCGCTACATACAATCCAGGTCCTACTCTTGCAACGCTGAACAACGTTGACTGGAATGGTGTAGCCGATCTGACTGACTGGAATAGTGTTGCGACGGTTACTTACAACGCTAGAGGCGCTGTAGATATTTACAATGCACCTGTTAAAGGCGCTCAAGTAATTGGGCAGCTGACAACAGGTACACAGATTCAGCTTGGTAAGCCCATTAGCGATGGCCAAACCGTTTCTAGTTCGGTCAAAGCTGGCGTACAGCTTCAGGTTAATACTATGAACGGTGATCAATGGTATCCATTGGCTTCAGGCGGCTGGATAGATGGTAGTTTTGTCAACTTCGATAAGACTGGCGACTATGTTGTTAATAACGTAGTTGGACATATCCATACTGCAATTGATTCGGCTGGTGCATTGGTTAGATATCCTGTTCACGGTACTGGCACGGTTTCATACACTGAGGGTTATAAAAATATTCATGTTTATTACTCACCTGACCAAGGCTCACAGCACTATAGACGTAATAAGCCAGGTACTAATAAGCCTTGGCTGATTCATAACGGCTCTAAAATTAAGTATGATTATGTGACAACTGATGAAAATGGTAAGACTTGGTATAGAATCGGTAAAAATGCATGGGTGTATGGTGATCACTTATCCACTGATAAAAACGGTGATGTTCAATCCTACTCTTCACGGGGCTATGGCTTGGTTAAGAGCGGCGCAAAGAAATACGCTCTTAAAGAGAAAACAGGCACGATGGAGGTACAATATCATCACTTAAGTCTTACTGCTGCTAGAAAGCAACACAAGAAGAAATATATTTACAAAGGCAAGGGCAAAAAGAAAAAAGCTATCAAGAACCCGAACTATCAACGAGGCAAGGCAATCACCCAAAAGCACAAGTACTACAACCTTAATTATGGTCAGGTACGTGTTGGCGGCGTTCTTTATTACAAATTAAGTAATGGATCTTATGTAAAAGCTTCAGATATTGACAAGAAAGCAAGCAAAACTACTGTTCCTGAATCGCCTAGCAAAATTATCAGCGATATTAGCAAAAACCGCGGAAAGATCGAAATGTATTCCACTCCTTCAAAAGGGAGTGCGGCTAACTGGTCAATTCCTGCTAACGTTGAGTTTGATATTTCTAAGAGTGCTCAAGGTGCAGATGGCAAGACATGGTATCAGGTTACCTATAAAGGCGTTACCGGTTGGATTCCTGCTGAGTATACTAGTTCAAGCGGTAATAATGATTTAGAGCCACAAGCTCCAGATTCGAGTGCTAACTCGTACGATGAAAGCTCTGATGAAACTATAGCATCACCTCAAGATCAAACGGTACGTGTTGAATTAACCGATGATTTAGATAACGTGGTTAATGGTGTAATTTATCCAACAGGATTTAATAATTCACCTGAAAACGCACATATTATGAAGCTTGATCTATCTAACTGTATTAAACATGATGACCAAGACTTATCTGGGTTGCAAGACGATGGCACTTATAAAGCCACTGCTACTGATATTCAGCAATTGTATCAAGCGGCTGTTGGTTCACTAAAGGAATATCAAATTGGAGTTATTCCTATTAGTATGACTGTCAGCTATGCTGATTTAGATGGTAACAAAGCCGACTTACTAGCTCTTAATATGTACGATACGGTAAATGTTGATTTTGCCCGCTTTGACAAGATTGAAAAAGGTAAAGTCAGCGGCACCGTTTGGCAAATGAAAGGGCAGGACTCTTGCTATGAGTCGGTTACAATTGGCGATCCACCTAA